TCTTGACCTGCGAACCATGCAAGCACTCGCGCTTCGATCTGTGCGCTGTCAGCCTCGACTATTGTGTAGCCTTCGGGTGCGATGATTGCCTTCTTTAGCTTCTTCGCATTTGGTCCTCTGCTTGGTAGGTTTTGCAAGTTGATCTTGTCAGCCCCACCCCATCTACCTGTATGTGCGGCGTAGTATCTTACGGGTACAGGGAGCAGCCCACGTTTAGATATACCTATAAACCTCTCTGTACGTGTTTCTTCTAAGGTACTTTTGTTACCCAGACGTGCAGCAACCAGAGATTGTACCCGATCATCGTCATGTTCTTGTAATTCTTTGAACGCCTCGTCAGACTTCGCAAAGGCGTAGGTCTGCTTGCCTGTCGTGGCGCTGATCTTCATGGGTGGTTCCACATCAAGATCTCGTAGCATATCTGCAAACTTCTGATTGGACATCAAGTCTTTTTTGTCGGTGACATTTGCATCACGTAACAACTTGTCCTTACGATCTCTCGTATCTTCAAGGTGTTGTTCCAACAGTCCAAGATCCAGATCAAGCGTAGGCTCAATAAACATACGCAAGGTCAGGTCTATCAGTTTCAGTTCTTGTTTGGGAAACTTAGCCCCCATAAGTTTAAAGAGTTTGTAGGTTAGTTCCACATCGTTCTTGGCATACTCACCGTACCGTTCAGCCTCCCCCACAGTAAAATCGGCACGGCGCTTGCCCTTGGCGTTGTGTACCTCGTTACCTTTGACGCCCACACCGTAGCGTTCTGCTACCGCTTTTAGCGATGCACTTGTCTCCACCCCATGCAGAGCACGTGCCATATACATCGTGTCGAACCATGCCTTTGGCTTGATGCCGTAATGCCAACTAAGTATTGCCCCATCAAACATAGTATTGTGACAGAGTATAGCACAGTCAGAGAAGTTTATGTGTGATAGTAGACGTTTGACTGTGCCTGGGTCACTTACATACTTAGTAGATTTGTCGTTCTTTTTTATAGCAAGACCGATAACTTCAAATCGCCTGTCCCGAACATACTCCTCAGTTGTCATCTTCGACAGTGAGTAATCTTGGGCATAATACGTTTCAAAGTCTAAAGTATAGATATCCATTACTTACTGACGACCTCGCCACCACAAGCCAGATACCCACAAGCATCTACCCAGTTGTCCATGTGTGCAGAGTTAGAATGTATGCGAGCAATCTTGAGTAACGCCATCATTGCTGCAACATCTTCTGTCTTTATGAAATCAATCAGTCCAAGGTGTGCGTTCCAGTATACGGCGATGCGCTGAAAGTTATCTTCCATATCACCATGATCTGCTGCACGATCTTTTGTGACATAACCTTTAGCTGTGTCCAGTACTTTTGCACGATCCCAAACTTGTTTTATTGACACTTCTTCTCGCCAGTTTTCTGAACTAATTCGTGATATAAGATTTTTTACAAAGTGTATGTCAACGTCACACGCGTTTGCTACCTCGGCGTTTTCTGCTTTTCTGTTTTTCAGAAGATAATCCCATACCTTCTCTTCCTTCTTCGTCATGTTTGTCATGCTGCTCTCCTTGCTGCCACGGTGCTTTTGCTAACGACACCTTCATATTATTGTTTGCTAATTTGCGCTTGTATCCTAACCATTCTTTTTCAGCAGTTGTGAAACGCTTCATATTTTAACTCCGTTCGTTCTAAGTTTAGAGACAAACGACTTTAACTCTTCTCGCGCACGATACAAGTCTTGTTGTATATTTGGTCTGGCATCATACCTATATCGTTCTTCTTCCAACGTATTGACCTGTTGTTTTAAGAAACGATATTCAAACTTCTGTGCAGGGCTTAGTGATTCATCCCCCATCTGGTCTAACCTTCGGCTTAATGATTTCCCGAATGCCAGAAATAAATGGTGTGCGTCTGCAATACATCATAATCTCTTTACCATACGTGTCTGCAAGTATGTCATATAAACCATCTAAAACTCCATCGCCCATAGCTTCATAGCATTCGTGCTCACTAGGAAATATGACACTCGTTGCTACGTCTTGGTTATCAACAACGTATTCGATAATTAATAATGTGTAAAATAATTTAAACATGCTCTGCTCCTAGAATGGTGGTTCTTCTCCATCGAAAGAGGGCAACCAAGCAACATGCTCTTCTCGCTGCACCTCTTCACGTTCTTCGACTAGCCCCATCTCACTAAGAAACAGGGCTAGTTCTTGTGGTATATCATTATGCTGCGTCTTCATCCAACCCACGTAATTCATGCACAAGATTTTCCATCGGTGTAACGTCAAGACCAACGTACTCAACGCAACCACGAAATCTATTAAGCCACGCAGTCAAACTTGTTGCTGCTTGTAACCTTAACTCTCGCTGTGAAGTTTCGCTTTCTGGATCGAAAGCAACATAGCCACCGCCTTGTTTGCGGTCTTTTACTGGACTAATATAAGCAGGGTAGTCTGCCACCTTGATCTTAACCTTAACATCTTTGGCTGTCTCTACCTGTTTGACAGTAATACGAAGCCCACGAATTAGACCTGCTATTCGATCTTTTTCGTACTCTTCTATTTTCTTGTCGTCAGAAGCACCAAACACGTAGTCATAAAACTCATGCTCTGGTTTTCCTTTTAACCAGTCACGAATTTGTGCAACGTCAAGAGTGTTTCTACCTGTCTCTGCCGCATACTCATTTATAAGCCTTTGCTTATCACTTTTTTTAAACATAAAGTTTTCCCTTTTTACAAAATTAAATTAGCCTTGACTCACCACTCCGTGCCCCAACCGACCAAAACTTAACTCGCCTCGCCGCGCCTTGACCGCCTCGCCTCAACTGACCGCGCCCCGCCAAGCTCAACATACCGAACCGAGCCGTGACCGCCATGACGTGACCCAACTGACCAAACCCCATCGAACCAGAACTTACCTTGCCTTGACCGCCACGCCATAACATATCAGACCGCAAACGCAACGGACCTCGCCTCGACCGCCGTGCCTTGACTTACCGAACCAAAACGGACCCTATCTCAACATACCGCACCGAGCCGTGACCGCCTTGCCAGACCATAACGGACTAAGCCGCGACTTACCGCGCCTAGACCGCCGAGCCTTACCGTAACAGAAACGCACCCAACCATATCGAACCCTACCGCACCAAACGATGCCTAGACCGCCGCGACATAACACGACTCGCCGTAACTCACCCAACCTAGACCGCCTAGCCGTACCTTAACCCATCGAACCTTAACGTGCCGCGCCGCGACCGCCTTGACCAAAGTGAAAGGGGCATTGCTGCCCCAATCTTTATTCTGCTGCGATGTCGTAACGCCGAGCCGTTTCTGATTTCATGTACTCCACTAAGTCTGCTGTAGTTTCATCAGCGTATTCTGGATTTGTCATAGCTGCTTGTTGAACATCACGCCCCTCGGACATTAATTCATCCCAGACTTGTTGTGGTGAAGTACCATCTGGCATCACATCAGTCCAACTGTCATGACTTTCGTCCGTACCAACAACAAACGTACCATAAGAACCTCGACCTTTTTCTTGTCGAAAATCACCAATACCAATGATAGCACCTGCATTGCTTAGTAAAGATATAATACCATAAGCACTAAGTGTTGGTTGAACATACGCAATGTCAACTTCCGCGCACCAACGCGGTAAATAACAACGTGTTCGTATGTCTGGTGTACGTTTCATGTCAGCGGTACGCACTATGTCAGTTTTTAACTGCGGCTTACCCCAGACTTGAATATGCGTTTGTGGCATAAAAATCAAACGCTGCACAGATGCCTTTGAAACATTCTCTGTCTCAAGTGCTGCTGTAGCCATAGCGGCTTTGACCCCAGGCGCAGGAAAACATAGTAGTGTTTCTCCAAACTCCTTTTTGTATGCTGAGTCATAGAACTCTTTAATAGGATTGTGTTTCATCCCTGTGTTCTTTTTCTTTGTCCTTTCTTTTGGTGCAGCAAGATCGCGCATTGTTTTGACGCTCATGCTGTTGAAGTACAAAGGTGTTGTGCCAACCATCCTAAGACGGACGCGACCCTTCTTGAACTGACTGATTTGTAGTTCTTGTGATGAAGGTTCTACGATTTCTTTTTCCTTAAAAGCCATTATGTTGCTTCTCCATGTTGAGTAGAGTTTTCTCTACAATTGAAATGTTGTCCTCATTGACAACTAATGAAACGCCACCTGCTGCTTGGATATCGTCCAAGTTCTTTTGTTGTAGCGGCGTAGGTTTGTTAGTTCCTGCTTTGCATTCGATACCAATGAACCGTCCATCATGACACGCGATAACATCAGGCACACCACTGCGCCCATAGCCACCTGTCACTGGATAAAAGTAATACGCTTTATGCTGCTTGAGCACGGCGACCACTTTCTTTTTTACTTTTGCCTCTGGTGTCATAAACCCTCCGTAGGAACTGGCATCGACAGAGGCGATTTCTCGCCTCCGTCAAATAGTAGTGAAACACTACCTAATCTGCGTACAACCAGTAGATGTGTCTTTCTATGCGTTGACCAATCCCATCAACTGATAACGATGGTATGTCTAGCATTGATAAGACAGCGATCCTTTCTTGCACCCACTTCGGTGTGTCTCGTATATTCATATAGTGTCCCGTTACTGACGTGTCAAGACATTCCATACCAAAACATACAATTTCTACATTTTCTTTACCATCAGGGAAATTTACACGGTATATCGTATAGTTTCGTGATAGACCGTCATTCACAATTCACCTCGTAGGTAGAATATGTTTTCGGCTGCACGATACCCAACACAGTCAACATAGTGCTCGACGTCCACCATACTCAACACTGCCAACTTGCCTTTGATATCTTCGGGCAAGTCGTCTTCGCCACGTATAGTTTGCAACTCACGTTTCACCACTTCGTCCCCGTACCCACGCAGATCAACAGGTGCACACCTAAACTTGTTCTGACCAAATGACTGATACGCCTCGATAAACAGAAACGTATCTGAATTGTTTTGCCTCGCCTCTTTGAACTCGTCAAACCCAGTGAAGATTTCTTTTAGTTGCTGACCTAGTTCCTTGTTGAGAAACTCATGTCCCGACTCAACCATGTGCTTCAGTTCGACTTGCAACGCATTCGGCTTGTCGTACTTGTATATACTGAATATGTCCTCAGTAACCGCTGTAGCCTTCTTCCTCACATCGTTACGCAGATCGTCGGTTTGAGTAGCTGCCTTTCTTTTACAAGTATCCTTAGTTATCTCAACAACTTGTGGCACTGTCAAAGAACGTAAGTATGTCACGGCATTCTTAGCCCCCTTCTCCATAGTCGTTGCCTGTGCCGAGTACATTCTATCACCATGCGAATACTTGCCGTTGTGTATGTTCGGCGAGTAGACGAGATACTTCGGATCATCATCAAATGATGCGTTTTCTCGGATGTCTTTGTAGGCTATGTACCCCATGGGAAAGCTGTCACCCTCACGGTACACCCATTTAGAAAACCTATCTTTTGAGCAAGTAAGATACTTAGTTTTTTGTTCGACCAGATGTGCAAAGTCCATCAAACCAACAGAATGATCTTGAGGGTTGGTCTCTTTTCGTATCGCACTCATTAGTTCTATACGTAGTTGTCTCATTTATTGTTCTCCATTTCCGTAGTGTTTCACTACTGTTTCGGCTTCGTCATGAAGCCTGCGTTTGTATTGATGAATGAATTAAATCTGCTTTTTACTTTCTGTAGTTGCTCCTTTGTCTCAACGTGTTGTACTGGATAGGTATACTCCCACCCGCCTGATACATAGGCGTGCTCTGCCACCGAGCTTGTAAACAAAACCCAATAGTTAAGACGCATCGGATGATTAGGACTACGCAATATCTCACGTGCACGTGTCGGTGTGAACTCATCGCTCACATAATCTACGCTCCCAAAATGTTTACGTAATTCATGCGCCTTGTCCTTATTGTATTCGTTACTCAATGGTAGCAGAGGTGACATCGTCATGCCCCACTCAAAGAACTTGTCGATAGCTTCTTTGTACTTCGCCTTTAGTTCTTTGTTTACCTTTAGCTTTTGTGGTAACGACTTGCCAGTTGTCGGATCGTGTATCCAGTTACCCTCATCTCTAGTGAACACCAACGCAGAGTTGTCGTCTTTGGTTTGCATCCACTTTTTAAAGTAATTGTTATTTTTAAATTGCTTGTAGTACCCACGTGGCACAGTCTTACACTTGGCAAGGTAGACCTTCTTACCCGATGGAACTACATACTGCATCGCGTTGCCACCCATCTCAAACCTCATACCGACTGGTATGTGTCTGTCCAAGAACGCATAGCGACCCATGGAATAGTGACTGTTGTCGCCAGTACAGTTTCGTACTTGAACCGTCTCAGTCCCATCCTTGTGCTTACGCCAAACAATCGGTGCATAGTACTCCATCTTACCAAGCCTGTCCCAATGATAGGTTGTAGTCTTGGTCTTGTAGTCATACTCATGTACCCCATAAGGCGTAAACTTGTCGTCACCTTCGTGATACCCATCGCTCAATGCGTAGCAGTTTCGGCTTATCTTGACGATACGCTCATGCTTACGATTGCGATCACCAATAGGTCTGATGTCGTCCTCACGTGTGTGAAGTTTAGATACAAGCGGTTTGATACTTTCGTAGTGTTTCACTACATCTTTGAAGCTTGCAAAATTTGTCCATGTTAGTGCCATTATTTTATCCTCCATACACGCATCTCACGTGTCTCTGAGTTAATTGTTTTAGATTGAGTTTTTATCCCTGATGCCCTTGCGGCTTGCCACATTACACTACGCAGATAATTTGGAATTACGAAACTGTCTCCGACCTCCAAACTTTCGAGTGTTAGTCTCAACTCACCTTTTTTATCTGCGCCTTTCTTTGGGATTGGTATACCTTTTTCTACTTTAAACATTGTTGTTCTCCTTATTATGTAACCAAAGAATATCTTTTTCTTGAACGCCAAAAGTATAGCGAGTTGGTTTGTCTCCTTTACTCGCCATAAACCACTTTTGATCTGTTTTGTCTTTGTACTCGCCGTGAACGTAAATTCTCATTGGCATGTGTTTTTCAACACCACCAAACCAGAGAGCATGGGTAAAAGTGTTTTCTACCACCATTGTAAAACTACTCCTATAATCCAGAGCATCACGGCAATAAATGTAATTGCCGCAATAACCCAATCTTGCCAATCAATCATGTC